GCAATGAACGAACCAATGGCGCTCTAGCCTGCGGGATGGGTCATTTGCTGCATCAGTGATGGCTTTAGGCAGCGAGTTGAAGCGCCCAGCTTTGAGATAGCCGACGGCTTGCGATGCCGTGCAGGTAAATTTGCGGTGGACGCGCTCGGCTTTGCCCTGGAAGTCTTCCGAGAAATAGAGCTCGTTGAGGTGAAGGGCTTTATAGCGCAGGCCTTTGCCGATCGACTCATCGGCGAACATTGCGCCAGTGCCAAAGGTATCAAGACACTGATAGTAAGCGCCGATCTGGCTGGTGAAGTTCGCCTTAGGGCTATAGCGCGCGCCAAAGGTGCGGTCACGAAGCGCCTCAAAGCACTCCATAACCTCCTCATCATCGTTCAATTGCTGGTCTGATGACTTATAGCCATGCCATTTGGAGTTGCGCGGCGTCAGCATCGATTCATGCGCCGCGGCCAAGCGGTCACGCGCCATGATCGCGGTGTTATCGAAGACGCGCTCGCCCTTCTTTTGGCCTTGGTTGCGTTCCGCTTCAGAGCCGAAATCATCCGAGTTGGGATCAATGAAGGTCGCGCAGTCTCGCCATAGCGGCTCCCATTCCCGGCGCTCGCGCTCGAGCTGGGCGTGGAAGTCGATCACGTCTTGGACGCGCTTCTTGTCCTGTTCGCCCTGCATGCTCATGAGCGGGCCGCCTTGCTGTTGGTGCGGCGCATGCGTGAGCGCTCGATAGGGGTGGGGAAGGCAATGGCTGCAATCTGTCCGCTTTCCATCAACGAGCGGAGGGCATCACCAAGAGTGGAGAGAGCGTCATCCAACATGCGGCCGGCGCGAGGGTGCAAGGATGGGTCGCGCCAATCCTCGATCTCAGCCAGATTGATGATGATGGTCTCGCGGTTACGCGCCAAAAGCCTAGAGGCCTCTGATGTCGGAATGCCGAACACCTGGCTAATGGAATAGACCCAGAGCTTGCGTGCGATCTGAAGATCGTCATCGCCTTTGACTTCATGACGGCGCTCAAACGGATCGACGCCAGTGACACAGGCCACGGCGTAGGAGCAGCGTCTAACGAGTTCTTCAGGCGTCAACACGCGCCAAGAATAGATGCGCCTGACAAGGCGAGGAGTTCAGCCCAGGATCGCGCGCGCAGCTACGCCAAAGGGAGAACCAGAAGCGGCGCCAGTAGCGTTGGCGCTGTGGCCGCGCCGGCGGCGAACCTTGCGCGAATACTCTTCAGACATGGCGGCCGTGTCGAGCGTCGGCACTGGCGGAGGAAGCGGCGTCGGTTGGGGGCGGGGAATCTTAGGGCTCATGTGCGGGCCGCAGCTCTCAGCAGAAGGGTATGGACTTCATCCACTTTACGCTCGATCCCGCCTAAGCGGCGTTGGACTTCATCCTCGAAACTGTTGAGGCGCGTCTCAAGTGGGTTGATCTTGCGCACGTCAGGGCCATGGTCATCGATCTGGCGGCGCAGATCCTTCATCTCCGACTTCATCAAGCCCCACATAGCGCCCATCGAAATGAGCACTATCGAAATCTCGATCAACAAATCCAAGGGCACTCTGATGTCCATGGATTGGGAGAGTAACAACCGTGACGGGTAGGGGGTGTTCTCTAGTCACGCAGCACGCTTACGGCGGAGATCTTCATTTTTCTGCGCGCGTAGATGAGGATTGAGCAGGTAGCACATCGCCGATGAGAGCGAGGCTTCCTTCACGCCATGCGCAAGCGCCCAGGCTCTTACAGTTGTCTTTCCGCCCTCAGCCCTGAAAGCAATCAGAAGCCGAGCAGCGGCCGTTGTCCGTCCTTCTGGTCTTGGTGGCTTAGGAAGAGGAGGGGCTTTAGGCGGGCGCGCCTTTCTGGCTGCGTACTCACGTCTTTTACGTACCCGCGTCTTATGCTCTGGCCGCAAGATGCGCTCAATCAGAGCGCGCGTTTCAGAGTCGAAAGCGTAAAGCCCATCAGTTCGCATGATTTGGAAAGGCTGAGTCCATGCGTGATGGGCGTCAAGATGCACGCGCATAAGATATGTTATGGGAAATAACGTTTAGATTCAAAGACTTAGAAGATTTTATAATCGGTCTCATAGCTCTGGGCGCTATGCTGCGGCGTCAGCGTAGGCGGAGCAATATCCTGGCTAAGCTGCGCAAGAATGGCGAGAGCGTCCACTTGGTCATCCGTCTTGCCGGCTGGAAACGACAGCATCTCAGACATGAGGCCAGCCAGCCACGGCCGATCAGGGTCAATGGCGATCTTGCCTTGCGCCATCATGGCCTGAAGCGTGCGTGCGCGCGTTGGTTTGTCGGAGACTGGCCGGAAGCCCTTCCGGTGAACCCATAGCTGCTCGCGCGATAACCGTCGATCGATGAACGGCCCCACGCTCTTGAGGATCATCGCGTCTTCCTCGCCCCATGTGACGGGCTTCCACACTTTCAGCAGGCCAACGAAGGCTTCGACCCACTGATCAGCGCTCGCTTGCTTCCTGTAGATGTCGAGGATGTGAAGCACGCCATCTGGCGCCATGCCGCCAACAACGTGAACGGTGTAGTCCCCGCCCCCTTCGGTCACTGCGTAGTCGCTGGCGCCAATGATCCGCATATGTTGGATAGCCGGCGCGCGCTCGAGCCTAAGCCATTCGCGTTCAAAATAGAGCCCGCCTTCAGGCGTAGGCTCTTGCTGATACAAAGCTGACCACTCCCGCGGTCCCTTGCGGGCTCGCTCCATGTCCAGAGCTTCCTTGGACTGCCATTCCGGCCATAGTGGCTCGCCCATAAGGCGGCCGAGCGGGTCGTCACTGGTAGCGAGCGCCGGCAGCTTCACCACCTCCCAATGCTCGCCAATCTCCTTGGCGCGGGTGAGGATGCGGCCATACATATCGTCATCGTGCCAGCGCGTGCCGATAACGATCAGCGGCGCTTCAGGGACAAGGCGGGTCTCATAGTCGGCAACGAACCATTCCCATGTGCGCTCACGCATGGTCTCGGAGTCGGCCTCTTCGCGGTTCTTTACGGCGTCATCGATGAGGCCAAGCCAGGCGCGAAAGCCTGTGATCGAACCGCCGACGCCGGCCGCGCGATACTCTCCCCCGCTGGCAAGGCCCCAATGGCCGACGCTTTGCAGGTCCTTGGAGAGCGCGAGCCCGAGAGATGGGCCATGTTCTTCAACAAGCGCCCTCACCTTGCGGCTCCAACGTTCGGCGAGATCGGCAGAGTATGAGCTGGCGAGAATGTGTTTATCTGGATTGCGCGCGAGCCACCAAGGGGCAAACAACAATGAGGTGTAGGTGCTCTTGGCGCTGCCTGGCGGCATAAAGATGATGAGCCGCTTGATGTGGCCGTTTGCTACAGCCTCGAGCTTGTTGATGAGCAGCTTGTGATGGCGGGCAGGCTCAAAGCCACAATGGCGCGCCCATTCAGTGAGTGAGCCCCGAATTGCCCTGCGGTGTAGCAGTTCCCTCGCTATCCCCGATTTCGTCATGCTCTCCGGTGAGGAATTCGGTGAGCTCTGCATCGGTCATCTCGCGGATATGGTTGACCGTCGCTTTGACGGTTTGTTGCGGCATGCCCCAGCCGCGATTGAGCAGCGCAACGGCCGCTGGGATTGAGGCTTTTGGATTGTCGTCACGCATCCACTTGGCGAGGGTTTCGATGGCCTCTTGAGTGTAGGTGCGGGCGGCTTTGCGGACGTCTGCTAGGCCTTTTGGCTGGCCTCCTGGGTTGCCTGACTGGCCTGGCTGAAAGGGGCGCAGATTCTCCACTCGGCCGCGTTTGCTCTCAGTGGCCGTTTTAGCTTTTGGTTCAGTCTTCTTAGATTTTGCCATTACGCAGCCCGAGACGCCTTAAACGCGTCCTTGAATTCTCTAGGGATGAAATAGCCTGTGCCCCAAATGTTTTTGATGGTGAGGCCAAGAGGCGCGATCTTCTTGCGCAAGCGGCAGATGTAAACATCTACGATCTTTCCGCCGTCGTCAGCGCGCGAACCTGAAATGGCGTAGATGGCATCTCGGCTCATGTGTTCATGGGCCATCAGGGCTTTGAGGATCTTACCCTCTGTCATCGTTAAGCCTGGGACTGGGAGATCAGAGTCCGCGTCGCCGAGCATAGCCAGCAACATGCGGTTTTCTTCTTGGAGCTCAGTGATGGTCATGGATTGGCGTCCAACGAGCGCTGAATCCGTGAAGCAGTGAGGGCAAACTGTCATGCATTTGAGTTTATCCGTTCGTTAGGGGCGGTGGTGTTTGCTTTCGCTCTAGGAGATCGGCCGCGGCCTTGATCCGGGTAAGCGCGCGGCCGCTGATCTTAGACGCCAGTTCCATAATCCGCTCTGGGTAGTCGTAAAGCGCAACTACCGCGTCCATTCCGTCCCTGATCGAATCTACAAACGCCTCAAACTCTGTGCTTTGATCGATCCAGTTTTGGACGTCCTGAACGTCTTGGCCGATTGTCTTGCGATAGATGCCGAGCGCGTTTTGAATCTCCACTTGGGCGAGGTGACCGTAGCGCACCTCCCCTGCTGAATCTCCGAATGGGCGCTCTTCCTGCAGGCAGAAGAACAGGAGCTTTCTGGCGATCAGCCAGCGCGGCATTTGCCGCTTCATGGTAATCCTATCGGCGTCGTCCATTTGCAAAACCAAGGCGATAAACTTGGCGCATTGGGCGATGAGCTTTTGATCGTCGCTGGCTGGGCGAAAGTCCGATGCGTCGATCGGCGGGCCTCCATTGTCGCCAATGGTTGCGCGCGCGTTCTCTTCGGGGAGATCCAGCAGGCTCACCTACATGGTGCTGAGTCCGAAGGGTTAACGCGGGGTTCAAGAACTGCACTACGCGCGCACCCAGGCTTTGACGTCAGGATCCCATTCCTCGCCGCGTGATTCCGGCGCTTCTGCCGCGGCCTCAACCGCAGCCTCGAGCTTGCCGTTCATGAAAACCTCAACGAGGCAGCAATACTGGTAGTTTTGCTTTTTGGTGTCGGGCTGCGAAAGGTAATACCTCGCCGCCGCCGCGATCGGATCATGTCCGAATTGCTCAACGCCGCTGAGGTAGCGCTTGAACGCGGTTTTCTTGTCGCTGTTGGCGCGTCGATGTGCCGGCCATGAAAGCCAGATGGCATTGAACTCGGGGGAGTAGCCCGCCTTAGCCTTGGGGGATTTCTTCTTGCCCTCCCCGTCTCGTTTTTTAGAACGAGACTTAGGTTCCGGTTCTTCTTCCGGTTTATCTATATAAGGGAGAACACCCGAAATTGCCGGTTGTAACGACTCAGAATTGCCGGTTGTAACGCTTACAGGTGGCGACTGATTGCCGGTTGTAACGACGTTTGCAGCAGGCAAATCATTGCCGGTTGTAAGTGGCCGCGAAACGCCAGTGCGATGGTCGCAAGCGAGGTAG